AGCAGCTACTAGTGTTGAAAGACCTAACTGCCTAGACTTCAAAATAATATTAAATCTATGATCATTAAAGTCTTGAACACAATCGTCTTGAAAAGGAAAAGTTTTAAAAGGAATTAGACCTCTAAGTGGATGTTGTATCTTGAGATATCTATTCATAAAGTAGACTGGGTCTTTGCCACACTTTATGATTTCATTTATTTGACCATTCCTTGACTTCATGATTATTAAGCAATCTCAAACTTTTTTGTGTAGCTGTACTTTATTTTTCGAAAAGGGCTGTATGGGCTAACTGTCAATGTTTCGCAATTGTCAAATTCACCAATTGCTTTTGTTTGAAGATTTTCATTTAACTCAGACTTAAACTCAGACTTAATAATTCTAAGTCTTGATGCAATCATATCTTTTGATTCTTTTACTAGTAATGACATCTGCATTGTTAAATCAGAGTCTTTACCGATATTTAAAATTGTCCTATAAGAAATGTGTAACTCATTATTGTTGACAATTTTTGCAACAGTTTTTCTATCACCACCTTCTGACTTATAACTGTAGACATTGTCTATTGCGCTACCTAAAGCATTAATTGTTTTGTAATCCATAGTTTATAATTCCTTTTTTATACAGATATATATCTTATTAAGTATTAACTTGGTCTCCAACCTTTTTCCCATTTTTCTTTGTTTGGATAATAATAAATTAAATAACACTCTTCGCAACATCCTTCTTTTTTCATTTCTTCGACGTCTTCAACAGTTGCTATTAACTTTTTACAAATAGGACAGTCTAAAGAAATAGATTCTACACCAAATGGTCTGACATATCTAATGCCATTAACGTATGCTTCTTCGTTGTCTTTGTCAATTTTAATCCAGTCCCAGTCATTTGAATTCAACATAAGAATCGTTTCCTCTCGTTGTAATTTCAATATTTCTATCAACAATGTCTTTTATTGCGTCAACATGTGATATTACTATTATTGATTTAAAAAACTTGCGTAAACTCTGGAGTAGTCTTCCACAAGATTCTATGTTTGTCGAGTCAAGTGATCCAAAACCTTCGTCAATAATAAACATATCAGATTTAGGAAGTGATGAAATGTTAATAAGCGCTACTCTTATTGCAATAGAAGTAATCATTTTTTCCATTCCACTTGCACATTCTATAATTCTCTTTGAATCACCGTAATCAATGTAAACTTCTAATGCATTATTGCAATCCTCTAGAGAAATCGTAAAACCAACTACTCCACTGAGGATTGATTTTATTTCGCTGTTGATTTTAGGTAGACTATTTCTAATTAGCATTGAAGGAATTCCTTTTTTAGAAACCGCTGTTGAAAACAAGTCAAAGGTTTTCCATTCGTCAATTAATTTTTCATATTTTGTTTTATTGTTTCTATTTTCCTCTATTTTGGAATTAAAATCAATAGTATTAAATTCACAACTTCTTATGTTGTTTTCAACAGAGTATATTAAATCGTTAATCTGTTTTATTTGCTGTTTGACATTTTCTAATTTTCTGGATTGTATATCATCTGTGTAATCCTCTAACTCTAGACATAATTCTGTGAATTTTTTATCTTCTTCGACTAGTTGTTCCATTGCAATATCAGAAATGCTTTGCTTTTCTTTTAAACTTTCATTTTCTAAACCTATCTTATACTCTTTATTTAAAACGTCATTATACCTTTTTATGTTTTTCTCTATGTTGTCGCTGCTCAGTCTATCAAAAGAAGACTTAATACTTGCTATTTCTTTTATTATTAAATCAAGCTCAGCTTTAGTATTAGGTAAAGATGTTTTTGCTTCATGAGCGTTTTTTATAAATCTACAACTTAAAAACTTGTCTTCACATGGGACACTATCTAATATTCTAAGCTCGCTTTTAAGCCTGTCATTCTGCTTAGATAAAGAGTTTTTCTGTGAATTAAAGTTGTCTAATTTCTTTTTAAGGTTATTAAGATTCTCTTTGTCATTTTCTAAATCTTCAATAGAGTAGCTGTTCTTGAACTCGTTTATGGTTTTAATTTTAAGTAAATTTTCAGCTAATTTCTGGCTGTATTTTCTTTTCTTTTCAGATTCACTAGAAATTTTATTTTTAATAAAGGCAAGTTTTTGTTTTGCTTTGTCGTAAGTAAAGCCTGATGGGTGTGATCTAAAGGTGTCTTCAATTTTGCGCTGTTCTATCTTAAGCTCAACATCTTTATCTCTTAAACTGTTAATTTTTATTTTTAAGTCAGACTTTAGAGAATTAGATTCCTTGATTTTTTGCAAGTAGTCTTTCTCTATTGTCACCCAGTTTTTTTCGTCTGTATTTTTAAGTCTATTTTTTAAAACAATATAGTTTTCTCTTGAAGTTCTATATAAGTCTTCATATATCTCTAAGTGCAAAAACTTAGATAGAACGCTTTTTCTTGCTGAAGATTTTTCTTTAACAAATGTATTCATTTCACCTTGCGAAGCAAAAGTTGTATAGAGAAAATCGTCTGATGTTCCAATTAACTTTCTAAGTATTTTCTCTGTTTCTCTGCGCTGTTCTTCAGTCTCGTCTAGTGAATATTGATCTTTCAAGTTAATTAATTCAAGCTTAGTAGTTGCTGAGGTTATGCCTTTTTTATTAGTCTTCTTAGTCGTCTCTCTGATAACCTCATATGAATTAGTTCCAACACTAAAATTAATCTTTGACTTGCATGTACCTTTTCTAGTATTAACTACATCTTGATTTTTAATAGATCCTCTGTCTGTAGTATTGAAAAGAGTATACATTATTGTGCCAGGAATAGATGATTTTCCTGCTCGATTATTTCCAAATATTCCTACGACACCATTTAAATTTTTAAAGTTGATGTTATTTCCTTTACCGTAAGCAAAAGTATTATCAAACTCCATATTATTAATTGACCATTTTTGCCCATGAACATCTAATAAGTTCTCTGGTATTTTATCTAGGTGAGAAGTAAAATGAGAATCAACCTTAGCAAAAACATCTTCTTCTAGACCTTCATAGAAATTATTAATTAAACTCTTTCTATCACCAGATTTTCTAATATCATAAGACGTAATATTCTTGTCTTTAATTTTTACATCATCTAAATTGTTTTGCGTACTTGTATTTTGATAGACTATTTCGTGAGCTTTTTTCTCAAACTTTAGATAATGATGCAAAACCTTGATTTCAGCTTGTGATATTTCACAATCAGCTCTTATTCTAAATCTAACACCAGTCTTGACTTTTTCACAAAAAATAATTGTCTCTTCTAGCGATCCTCTCCAGTCAATAGTAATAAATGCCTTAGGATTATCTATATTAACAAATCTACTCTTATATTCATATCTGCTTTTAATATCCCATATTAAATATCCTTTTTTAATATCTTCGCCGTAGTTTTGCTGGATTGTTGAACCAGGATAAGCTACTCTCTTTTCACTGTCTAAATATTGTAACTTATGGATATCACCTAGGAAAACAAAGTCGTAGCCGTCAAAAAAGTTTAAGTTAACTTCACCTTCTAGTTCCCAGTCTACGTCTGTTTTTGATCCCCAGACTGCACCGTGAAAGCATGCAATATTAATGCTGTTTTCTATAGGTTTGACATCCTTCCAACCTTTTTCGTCAAAGCAAGAAAAAATACACCAGTTTAAATTCTGATTATCAATTTTATGGTCTGTTTGGTAATTACCACTTTTCTTGTAAAGTTTTAAACGTGGGTTATCCAGAGCATTAACAATAGGCGTTATTGCATCTTGTCGGTCTTCGTTTAAAATCAAACCATCATGATTTCCTAAGATGATATGTGTCTCTGCTATATTTGCTAAAGAATCAAACCACCAATGAAGACACTCAATAAGCTCTGGGGTGATTCCTTGCGTCTTAGAATGAACAATATCACCACCGATAAAAATTAGATCAGGTGACTCTTTTTTTAATGAGGAAAAAAGTCTTGTAAAAACAGTCTTGTACTCTTCGTGTCTTTTTAGACTGCGCCAGTGGATATCTGAAATGTGTGCTATTTTTAACATAATTTAAAGCATTGCTATTTTTGAGAGCAATGTATCTTCTTTCTTGTAAAGGTTTGCTTCGTCAAGAGTCTTCATAAATTGTGAATGTGTCATATCACCTACATCATCTGCAGACCTTGTGTCTAAAATATTGACATTGACATCATATGAGTATAACACTTCAGCAATCTGCATTGATTTATAATACACATCACTATCTAATGCTAGGTTGACTTCGGTTTTATTTTCAACTATCTTTAGAAATAGTTTCATATCAGGTGTTAAAGATGAACCTAAAAGACAAGTTGAATTATCGTTTGTTTTTAATAAATCTAAAGGTCCTTCAACAATTGTTAGAGGCCTATTCCAGTCAATATTAATTTCATTAAATATAATGTTTTTCTTTTTAACATCAGCATTTTTATATTTAAAGGGACTATTTCCAGGTTCATCGATTTTTCTAGAAGTATAAAAATTTATCTCACCGTTAGCATCTAATGAAGGTAAAATAAGTGATCTTCTAAACTCTTGATCAAGTGAGTATCCCAATCTTAGAAACCATATTTTATGTTTAGATACTCCTCTTTTTAGTGCGTATTTAAACACGTCTCTAACATCTGGGTTTATAGATCCAAATGCATTTGCTAAGAGCTTGAAACCTCTAGGTGTTTCAACTAATTCAATTTCTTCAATGTCTTCTTCATCTTCAAATAATGATTTTTTTCTCAAAGACTTTTGAAAATAAATACTAGAAGAATCTACTTTAGAGCTGTTAAGTTTTGATATTACATAAGATATATTACTACCTTTTTTGCTGCAAATCCAACAATGATAAAGATTTTTTTCTAAATGAATTACTAGTTTTAATTTTTTCTTGTTTGGGTGTTTACAAAATGGACACCAAATAGATGCATTGACACCGTCCTTTGATAGATTAACGTTAAGGAATGATTCGAGAAAACTAAATTTCTCTTCAATTGATTTTTGTCTTGTCATATAAATAAGCCTTACATATTACATATGCGTCAGACATATCATAACAACATTCGTCATATTTTACAAGTCCTTTATTTGGTCCACTTTTAAGCACCTTCTCAGGCCAAATAAAATTTTCTCTTTCTCTAACCCATTCAAATACTTGCTCTTTTGTAGACTTGTCTAAAGTTTTATCAATTTTTATTTGTAAATTCTTCCTAGCTGTGTTTACACTAATATATACAGGTTTACTACCAAGCTCAGTATATGCTAAATAAGATACTATCCCATTAAACCTAGTTAATTTAGATAGAGTTTTAGCAGAAGATAATCCTCTCTTAAAAGACTGAAGTGCTTCTTCTATAGAAATTTCTACTTTATTATTTATATCGTATCTATTTTTAAGTTCATTAAAGTAATTTTGTACCTCTAAAGATTTGTCAAATATACACTTTATTTTCTTTAAATTAATATTTTCTAAATTTATTAATTTTTCTTTGTAATCTAACAAACAAACTCCAATAATAGATGTAGAAATATCTAGTCCTATATAACATACTTTTTGCATTAATAATCCATTTTAACTCTAAATAAGACATTGTCGCTATCCTTTTTAGCAAATGGTTGTGCTAGTTTAACTGATGCGACTACATTTAGATTTTCATCATGAAGATCTATGTCTGTAATGTAAACAAAACTTTCATCAGAGTTAAATGCAGACGCATCTAGTTTCAAAAAATCTGTTTTAGACTTATTTTTAGTTTGATTTGTTTCACCACTTTGCGCCGGCAAATTTAACTCAAATATATTTGTGTTAGTTTTAGATTTTGCTTTTATCGAGATATTTGTCTTACCTAAACACCAAACTGATGGGTGATGGAGCATCGATATTCCCTCATTGTAGATTATACCTCCACTTGTACACCATTCAGCATGCTTTGTCAAACAATCAGCTCTATATAATGTCCCGAGTCTAGTATCTTTAAAGGTAAGTTGTATACCAGAAGAAAGAGGTAAATCCACATCTTTTATTTCAAATGTCTCTCTTTTAATAGAATTGTTAAAAACCTGAGTAGAGATGCAATGAATCGTTGATATGTTCTCATAGTTATTTAATTCTATAGAGTCTAAAGGACTGTTTATTTTCTTATAAACTATACTTTCGCTATTACTGATACTTTTTGTGTCATAAACTTCATTTTCTGATATTGCATTTTCATAGCTAGAATAGAAAGATCTTTGCGCAGGATTAGAAAAACTGCCAAAAAAACCTTGTCTTTCGTTTAAGTTTGGAGTCATTACAGATCCGTTATATTGTCCATTACTATAGCTTTGTCTATAACTACTAATTGATTTGACTGTTGCAATATCTTCATTTAAAACGTAAAGTGAGAGAGGAACACTATTGTCATTGTGGTAGTTTGATAGAGAAATATTTAGTAATTTATCACTATTTTCTTTAAATCTAGGTATTGTATCTAATCTAAACTGAGGTCCGACAAATGAGGCACCTGCTGATAAAAGCCTGCCAACTTTAGAAGCTATATCATAATATCTCTCCTCAGTATTGTTTGTTAATATATTACGTCTTTGAGACCTAGACTTAAAAACACTAAATCTCTTATCACTTTTTTCTAAATTAACTATATCTAGACGTGTATTATCAAATCTATCTGTATGAATTTGATATAGCTCATTTCTGTCGTAGTCAAAGTTATCCTTGTTATAGTATTGTTCTTGCATCCCATTATCATTTGGGAGAATCATGTAATTTCTATAGATGATATTATTAGTTTGATGATTGTAGTTACTTAAATTAGCAATTTCATCACTATTCAAGATTGAACTATCAAAAACCTTAAAAAGAAGATCATCAGCAGTCCCGCCTCTTTTTACGACCTTGTTTAGATTGTAGTTATTTAGAATATTGTCTGGGGACAGTAAAAAGCAATCTGCATATCTATCTTGATCTATGTTATTACCAATAACTATGTTAGGCTGAGTTTTTGAAACAAACTCCCTACAAAAGTGTTCAACAGAAACATCAGTACCACCAGTAAAAGAATAAAAAACAGGATTAATTGGGTAGTTGTACGATATGTTTTCTAGTTTTACTTTGAAGTCAGTTAACTGTGGTATCCTATCACTTGATATATCTTGGTTTTCACTGTTTAAATATGGTCCTCTGAGACTGTTTGGTGCAGTGCCAATAATAGGACTGCCAAATAAACCACCGTCACCTATAGGGGAAAAAGCTTTATAGGGAGCCGAGAGATTTACTAGGCCTTTCTTTTTTACGTCTTGTGAGCAGTAATAAAAAGGAACATAAAAAATTAAATCATGCGTCGAGCTTTCTTTTTCAATAGAAGATACTCCTTTTCTAGATATCTCTAAACATTTGTCTATATCTAGAAATTGTTTGTAAACCCTAACATCAGCTATCTCGGCAGAAAGTGCTTTACTAGTAGACAATGAAATATAATCAGAATTTTGTTCGCTTAAACTATTTTCAAGATCATATGTATTGCTGGTGTTATGAATATCACTTAAAACAGAATCAATCTGCGACCCTAGATTGATATGTTTATTGACGTAAGGTCCTTTGTTATCATCTTGATTTGTTAAGCTTCTTGAAAAGCACTTATTTACAAAATCACTTATGTCGTTCTTTACAACGTTATGCTTGTTTCCTATTTCAATATAACTATTATTGATAGTATTTTGATCAATATTACCTGACTGACCATGTTTTTCGCCAACAATTTTACCGTCAACACAAAGTGTAAAATCATATGTATTGTTGTTTTTCTTATAACACAGGTTAACTAAATGCCAATTATTATATTTCAGTAAATTATCAGAAGTTAAGTAATCTAGATTATTGTTTTGACTATTAATATCTGTAATATCGAAATCATTATTTTCTAGATTATTAAAAGTACTGTTTCCGAACTGCGTGTACAATCTAAAACAATTAGTTAAACCCTTTTCATCTACGCCAGTTCCTTTTACTAGAAAAACAGATATCACACCTGGGATATTAATTATACAACCCGGATTAAAGTGTTTTCCACTATTGTTTTTATATTTAGGATTAATATAGAATGATACTGTAAAGTCTTCTAACTCTTTAAAATTATACTGTTGTTTCAAATTACTATCATAAGCTAAATTAGGATATACTAAGCAATTTTCATGAGTGATACTGTCACTAAAGTGTGAGTTTGTTTTTGATCCAATATTGAAAAAGTTTAAACTATTATAATTCTTAAAACCCCAAGTAGACTCGTAAAAATTATTATAATCAATACGTTTAGCGTAGAAATTTCTTATATTTTTTATTGAAGACTTCTTAAAATAATTTATATCATCAATAATATAACCACATTTGACTCTTTCAATATTAAACTTATAGCTGTCACTAGATACTTTAACTCGCTGGAGACCTGCTGCAGATAAAGCATTTTTTTTTACGCTAGCACCCGCTGAAGCTTTTAATAACGTCAGTGATAGATGTTCTTCCGAAGTAAAATTATCCCTTACTTGCTGTGATATATTAGTGTCGAAAAAGTTATTTGAGATCGAAAAAGCATTTTCTTCTGAAGACTTAGACTTTTCAATAACACCTAAAGGATTAGCATCTTGATCGTCTAGTGAGTGCTTAAAAGATTTGTAGATTGTTGCATTGACGTTGAAAACTTTTTCTTTACCTAACGATCCTAGACTAATAGCTTTAGAGTTTCTAAATCCGTGCTCTCCAATACTATCTATTTCAAGTCTATCAAGAAAACTATCGTTTGATGCTGAAACGTAGTTGATTTCCGGTTCAAGTTCAACTTTTGT